TGTTAAATCCTTCATATGAATCGAATCGCTGGACTTGTAATCTTCTATCGAGTACCGCTCTCCGTACTTATGCTTAATAGGTCTATACAGAACATTCATAGCAATATGCATCGTTTCCCAGTCTGTTATGTAGCTATCCAAGTCAATGTACTCACCTAAAGAAATATCTTCCAATTTCGGGATGAATCCGTGATCCTTACCGTTTAGCTTAGTCCTCTGCACTAACTGGTGCTTTGAATTTATAACGTCCGACAACATTTCTATAATAGCAGTCGTATCGGATAGCTTCATATTTAATACCACATCAGATGGTACTTTGCAGAATATCTCTATCATTTTGACCTGAAGAAAACGCTCGTCCTCATTCTTCTTTTGAATATCCAAGAACTTCTGATACTGACCCAAAGTCACGTCAGCTAAAGTTTCAGGTACATTTATTTCTACTCTCATATTGATATAACGTTATTTTCACACAATTTTAGACAAAAAAAAAGAGACCCGAAGGTCTCTGTTAAAATTAGTTTCATTCTTTAAAGCATCGAAGCTTCAAAACACACCCCTGAGCAATACCCTTCGTGGTCTATCGGTGTACCACATTCGCTGCATTCAAACTCGTTTGGTTGTGGTTCAGCCATATAATCAAAGTAACTCGTCATATTCCGAAAGATTCGTAAACAGTTCCTATGCTCATCTTCATATCTAAAATAGTTGAAATCAACATAGCTTCTCCAACAGTAAGCTGGATAATGAATTGCTTAGTCTTCAAAGCTTCAATGAGTTCATCTGTGCTACCAGGGTAAAGCTTGCTACGCTCGTTTAATTTAGATAGTTGCTCTGGTGTTAGCCTGTCGTAAAGCATCACACCGTCTGGGTAATTTGTCATATCGTTTCGTTTTTTGTTTCACCAAAGATATAAAATATTTTTAATAAAACACTAATGGATAGCGTATTTACCTAAATTCGGCTTTGAAAGTATGGAGTAAGTACCATACCTACAGCTGTCCAAAAGGTGATTATGCTCGTCTACTGGTACGTTAGTAATGATTCCTGACTTGTCTTCTTTCCATTTGTAGTTACGAAACTCCATTATAAGGTTTGTGCTATCCTTCGTCACGTGCAGCTTATGTCTTTTGAGCATATCAATACCCGCTCGAATGTCTTTCTCACTCTTTCTAATGTTCCACCCCATTCGTTTTAGCTCTTCATTTAATCTTGGTTCTGCCGTATCAGCATAGATAGGACCATCAAGTTGTTTTGATTTTAAAAACTGATGAATATCTTGAGTAGTCATACCTGTACGATAAAGCATCTCTTTAAAGTAAAGGTTGTGTTCGTGCTTAAATATCGCAACAAGCGCGGTAGGGTCGTTTGTGAATCCGTAATCCATACCGTAAGATAGAAATGAAGCGTTCTCCGGTACTTTCTCAATTTCGGTGTAGGAATAGATAGTTGCTCGGCTAATCGCCCGTTCTCCAAGTCCGTATATCTGCCAATACTGCTCATCTGTTTCCCGTAACCGCTCAATCTCCTTAATGAGTTCTGAAGAAAGAAATGGATTATCCTTGTAGGTCGTTTTAAAGAAAGCGCAGTCCTCTCTTGAGATTACCTTATCGTACAACCAATGGTATTCATCCGATGGATTAAAATCTCCTATAATCCTTCCCTCGGTTCTAAATAGTAATTGTTGCCAATCCTCCCAAGTCAATTCGTTTACCTCGTTAGCAAATAGTAAATCCCTCTTGCGTCCTCTGACCTTCTGGGGTTGGTCTAAAGAAATAAACTCTACCAAGTTACCGTACAACGTATATTCTGAATTAGATTTATTGTGGTCCTCTTCTCGATACATATCTTTAGACCGAAGTATGTCCAAGAAATCACGCATCACAGTAGCGCGTAAAGCAGGAAAGGTCTTCCTGCAAATCGTTATTGTTTTGTTTCGGTTATTGGTGCAATAGTAGTAAATAAGCCAAAGCAGGATATTGTACGTCTTACCGGAACGTGTACCACCCTGCTCTATTATTATTTTCTTATCGCTTTTGGTAAGATGCTGAAATACCTTATTGCTCTGTATTTTCAATTATCTCCACTTGAATGCTGGTCGGTAAACCATCCGTTACTATCTCTTGTCGCTCCACGTACCCTCGCTTCTTTCCTTTAGTCTTTAGGTAGAATATGGTAGACGTGCTATTACCTTCTTTAATTTGTTTGTGAAGCTGCGATTCGGCAAAATCCAAAGCAACGTCTGATATTTCATTTACTGCCTTTTTATATTCCGGGTCTTGCTCTAACCAAGCGTAATGTGTGGTTCTTCCGATGCCTACTGTTTTGCACGCTGATGTTACTACACCTAAGGATTTCTCAAGAGCATCTATCATTGCCTTTTTATGTTGTTCTGTTTTGTCCATAATGTTTACCGTTTATTTTTATTTCTATTGTTGGGTCAAGTTTCTGCATTCGGTCTATAATTACTTGACAATACTTCGGGTCTAACTCCATACCGTAGCATTTGCGTTTAAGTTGGTGTGCTGCTACCATTGTAGAACCGCTGCCGAGAAACAAGTCCATTACTTTCATCCCTTCTTTACTTGAATTGTTTAAAGCATTTTCAATTAAAGGTATTGGCTTCATTGTAGGATGTAAATCATTTTTCAGTGTTTTTTGAAACTCCCAAATATCTTCTTGCTTAAATCTTTCTCCGTAAAAAGCATCATTAAATCTTCCATAAACAATTGGTTCATATCTACTTTTGAAATCCTTACCACTAATTGTAGATTGATTTTTCATCCAAATAATTATAGACTTATAATCAATTTTTAAATCATTTAAAGGCTTAAGTAATTGATATAATGTTTGGCTCCCAAAACTAATGTAATATGCTCCTTGACAATATATTTTAATTTCTTTTAAAACATCACACATAAAATCATAAAAATCATCTTCACTCATTTTATCATTTTTTATGTCATCATATTTAGCACTCATTGTAACGTGTCCAACCTCCACACCATTTACCGTTGTATTGCTCATTGTTCCTTTATAACCAATATTGTAAGGAGGGTCTGTAAACACCATATCCGCTTTCTCCCCATTCATCAGCTTTGCCACTTGGTCAGCATCAGTTGAATCCCCACATAACAGACGATGCTCTCCTATTTCTATTAAATCACCTAAAACTACATCTACCTTTAAATCGTCCGGTTCTTCGTAGTCATCTTCTTCTGCTTCAAGTACAGATGTATTATCAAAGTTTAATTCCAATCCCCAATCCTCTAAATCTTGCGCTTCCCATTCGTTTGCCAGCACGTCCCAGTCCCATTCTCCGAACCCTACATTGTCTTTGATTATAAATTCCTTCTGTTGCTCGTCTGTCAGTTTATCAGCTACTAATACAGGTACTTCTTTCAATCCTGCTTCCTTACAAGCTTTCAATCTCATATTACCTCCAAGAACTACCATATTTGCATCTACCACAATAGGTCGCAAATCGAGCATTTCGGGGAAGTCCTTAATGGACTGAACAAGTTTTTTAAATTTAACATCCTTTATTACTCTCGGATTGTTTGGGTTTTCTTTTACTTTGTTGATGTTTATCAATTCCATTATGCGCTATTTGCTTTTTATCATTCCTTTACTCTCATTTGGTCAGCAAGACAAAGTTAAGCACTTCTTAGCTGGTTCTGCTATCTCGTCTGCCACTTACTCAGTAGTCTACCTTAAAACCCATAACCATAAGAAAGCATTTTGGTTTGGACTCGCTTCGGGTGTTGCTGCTGGTATTGCTAAAGAAATCTACGACCCTGTGTTCGACCCTAAAGATTTAGCTGCTACCGCTGCTGGTTCTTTAAGCGTTAGTTTTACTATTACTCTATTTCGACCCACCCGAGAATCTCGATATCACCATTGATGCGGTAGTAACTCTCTTCCAAGTCTACGCTTGACCTTCCGCATTTACATACGTCTAAGTGCCAGCGTTTAATCTTTGACATTTTAACATCGTCGCAGTACTTGCACCTCCACTTTAGTCGCACGTTACTATTGTCTTGATTACATCAAAGCTACCATCCTCATAACGGATAGTCTTTGTGTAGTTCTTGTATTGGTCTGGACCTTCCCATCTTGCGGAATTTATTAGAATCCATTCTGCACCGTCTTTTTTGTAAACGGATTGCTTACAGTTACCTTCTTCTTTTGCGCACCCGAATCCAAGTGCTACCATTAGTACTATTGCTTTTTTCATAATTTATTTATTTAAGATTTAATTTCTTCTTTACATTTAACGTTCCGTGCTTCCATCCTAATCCGTACATATCGTCTAATTCTTGACGTTCCTTCTTTATAGCATCTTTAAGGATAGTCATCGTATTCTTTAATCTTTGTTTTGCACGGTCTACATCTCCAAAATAGTTCCATCCTTCACCTAAACCGTTTAGCCACTCTTCAATGTGTTCTAATTCCTTTATCGCTTCGTTCATTTCACTAAATTCATTTACTATCGGTGATTACAATCACTTATACTCCTTTGCGTGTCCTTCATTAAGTAGTGTTTTGTTAATCTTTAATTTAGTAAGTCTTTAGCCTTACTTTTTTTATGTCTTTGTCAGGTTATATCCGTATTTCATCCATTATATTCCCGAGCGTGTCCTTCATAAAGAAGAATAAGATTAGCATTCTCTCCTGTACTTATTATAACGTCTCCTAAGCACCTTCCGTACTTGTCAAGACCTTGAGATACCAATACAAATTTAGTGTCGCTTAAAAGGTCTTGTAATCGTTCTTTAGCTGCTATT